ATCTTCTAAGGCATTGTGTAGGCCTGCTTTGTTTTTATCTCTAGGGTCACCGTGAGTGCTGAGTAAAGTACGGCTATCACGTATCTGCCAGAACTGCCATGGACAGGGTAAATTTAACTGTCTATATAGGTTTTCTAAGATAACAATATCAAACACAGGACCCTGTGCCCAGATGTTATCACATCCTACTATAAATCTATTTAATGATCGAGTAAACTCGTCTAACGAAACGCGATTACCTTCTCCAAGTGCTTCTTCACGGACATCATCTGCTTGTCGTCCCCACCACTCAACAGTGTTGTCATCTACGTGGCGACCAAGTGCTGTTTGTTCATCTACATTAACACGGAAGTAAATACCATCCACGATCTCATGCTGTTTGTATGGGCTAAACTTGCAAGCGCCAAAGGTTAATATAGTAGCATCTGGGCGAGTGCTCAGTGTTTCTAAGTCTAACATTATATCCATTATAGATTGCCTTGTGAACGTAGCCATGCTTTACGAATTTCTTCACGGCATCGTTGTTTAACTTCTTGTGGATAGTCTGGTGATATTTCTGCTAGACTACAGTCATATTTTACAATGATATGTCTAGGTTGGAAGAACATCATTGCCAATGATGCGACTATTACTAAAAATAGTCCAATAAATTTAACTTCGTCTGAGAATTTCATTTTTTACTTTCTGCTTCAACTACACGTTTACGTAAACTGCTAGAACTAAAACTATGATCACGACTATTAAAGATTAATTTAATGTTGCGCTTGTTACAGATATCTTTACCTGTAAAATCTTTATCTTCGTATTCTATTCCTAAGATACGAACATCAATAGGCAAAGTAAGCAAGATGTCTTCTAAGTCTTTTTCTGTATTATAAACTACAATCTCATCTACATAGCGAGTTGCCGCTAGTTGGATCTGTCGTTCCACAATACTCTGTATTGGTGCGTTCTTTTCTGGACGATCCCAGCTGGCGTTGTTTTGTAATCCGGCAATAAGATAATCACAGTGATTTTTAGCTTCACTCAACATAGCAACATGACCTGCGTGTAGCATGTCAAATTGTGACGCTGTGAATCCTATACGTAATCCTTGTGCTTTTAATTCCTGTACCTTATTGAATATCATACATCTGGCTCTAATTTAACAACTAACGGGAATCCCTTGTTGCGAGCCAACTGGGTGACTTCTACGCCCTTTTGTTCCGCCATTTCGTAAGGTAAAATTGCAGCAATACCAGACCCTTCATCATGGATTTTACTTGTTATGGCTTCGGCCGATTCCGGACTATGATCAAATATTTTAATTAAAGTTTCTACAACAAATTCCACCGTGGTCACATTATCATTGATGTAGAGTATTTTATATAATGGAGGTTCTTTTAAATCAAAGTTAGGTTGTGGTCTTATTTTTGTGACAGCTTTACCCATACGTTCCTTTTCAAATATTGTCATCGTTGTTATTTTAGTAAGGCGATATTTCTACCGCCCATACTATTAATTATACTACTTCTGAAAGGTAATTGCAATCTTTTTTGGCTTAGCTGACTCCGGAACGATATGTTCTAAAGTAACTGTTAAGATACCATTTTTAACTGCGGCGCCTTTAACTTCTACGTTATCTGCGAGAGCAAATGTGCGTTCAAAGTCACGGCCTGCAATACCTTGATGTAGATACTGCGCTTCTACTTTGTTTTCTTTGTTGACTGCACCTGTGACAACTAGTTCGTTGTTAACGATTTCAACATCCAACTCACTTTCGTCAAAGCCTGCGACCGCTACCTCAATCTTCCAGATAGTTTCTGTTTCTTTGATGATGTTGTAAGGTGGATAGTTGCTGGCATTCAATGTGCCAGCTGTACGGCTGAGCTCATCAAACATGCGGTCAAATCCAACTGCAAATCTCTGGATACTTGGAATATCCAGAGTGTTAATATATACTTGTTTCATAGCTTATTCTCCTTATAGTTAAGCAAGATTAAATCAAGGACCCTTATTCGGCATCCTTTTTAACTTCAGTGAACTCAGCATCTACTACATCGCTGGGTTTTTCTGAATTTGTTTCAGCACCAGGTTCCACTTCTGCTTGTTTAGCCGCTTCAGCGGATTGGAATGCCCTAAACAATGGCTCTGCAGATTTAGTTAGTGCGTCTAAGCTATCACTGATGGCTGGTATGTCGTCACCTTTAACAGCTTCTTCAACTGCTTTAATTGCTGTTTCAATAGCTAACTTTTCGTCTGCGGTAATATTGTCACCTAGTTCTTTTAATGTTTTATTAACTTGGTAAAGTTGACTATCAGCATTATTACGTGAATCAATCAAAGCACGTTGCTTTTTATCAGCTTCTGCATTAGCTTCAGCATCTTGAATCATCTTTTCAATTTCTTCTTCAGTTAATCCTGAATTAGCTTTAATAGTGATCTTGTTTTCTTTGCCAGTTTTCTTATCTTTAGCACTGACTTTAAGGATACCATTGGCATCAATATCTAACGTGACTTCAATAGCTGGTAAGCCACGCGGAGAAGGTTCAATACCTTCTAGATTAAATTCGCCAAGTTTCTTATTGTCTTTAACAAATTCACGTTCGCCTTGAAAGACTGCAATAGTCACTGCTGGTTGATTGTCATCTGCTGTTGAGAACACCTGACTGGCTTTGGTTGGTATTGTTGTATTCTTCTTAATAAGTTTAGTTAATACACCACCAATGGTCTCAATACCTAAACTTAACGGAGTGACATCTAATAATAGTACATCAGTTTTGTCACCACCTAGCACAGCACCTTGGATGGCAGCACCAACTGCCACTGCTTCGTCTGGGTTTACATCTTTGCGTGGTGCTTTACCAAATAGGCGTTCAACTTCTTCTTGCACCTTAGGCATACGTGTTTGACCACCAACTAAGATAACATCACTGATGTCACCGGCTGATACTCCTGCATCTTTGATGGCAACCTTGCATGGCTCAATACTACGTTTAATTAATTCTTCAACCAATGATTCAAATTTAGAACGTGTAATCTTAACATTTAGGTGTTTTGGGCCGCTAGCATCAGCAGTAATATAAGGAAGATTAACTTCTGTTTGGGCTGAACTCGATAATTCAATTTTAGCTTTTTCAGCGGCATCTTTTAGACGTTGTAGAGCTAATGTATCATTCTTTAGATCAACACCGCTTTCTTTCTTAAACTCGGATACCAAGTAATCCATGATGCGTTGGTCAAAGTCTTCGCCGCCTAAGAATGTATCACCATTAGTTGATAGCACTTCAAATTGGTGTTCACCATCAACGTTGCTAATCTCAATGATACTGATATCAAATGTGCCGCCACCTAGGTCGTATACAGCGATCTTTCGATCACCTTTTTCTTGTTTGTCCATACCAAATGCCAAGGCTGCCGCTGTTGGTTCATTGATGATACGTAGGACTTCTAAGCCTGCGATCTTGCCTGCGTCTTTGGTTGCTTGACGTTGTGCGTCATTGAAGTAAGCTGGAACAGTGATAACAGCCTGTGTTACTTCATAACCAAGATAGTCTTCAGCTGTCTTTTTCATTTTGATCAAAACTTCTGCTGAGATCTGTGGAGGTGCTAGTTCTTGATCATCAATTTTAACCCATGCGTCACCATTTTTGTTTTTGATGATTTCGTAGGGCATTAGATCTAAATCCTTTTGGACTTCTTTTTCGTCAAACTTACGCCCAATCAGGCGTTTACTTGCATAGATAGTTTTCTTTGGATTAGTTACTGCTTGACGTTTGGCTGGCGCACCAACTAGAATCTCATCGCCATAGGCAACGACGCTAGGTGTAGTACGAGCACCTTCATTGTTTTCAATTACTTTGGGTTTGTTGTTTTCTAGGATAGCAACACAAGAATTGGTTGTACCTAAATCGATACCGATGATCTTAGACATATAGTTTCTCCTTTAATTAAGCAAGATCTAAATATAGAGCCCCTAAGGCACCCTATACAATTATTTATTTCTACTACAGTTTATTATATACTAATATAATTTTGGTGGTAATTTTTGGCTAGCTACTTTCTTTTTCCAACGGTTTTTAGCTGCACTTGCTTTACGTTTACGTTCTGTGGTGGGTTTTTCGTAGTGCTCACGAGCACGTATATCTAATAACAATCCACTATCCTGTATCTTCTTTTTGAACTTACGCATAGCCTGTTCTACGTTATCATTTTTAACGTAAACTGTGCTGCCTTTTAGACTGTTTTCAAATGCCATTAATACCTTTCCTTGATTATAATAGTATATTATTTACCATATTATAACAAAGTTTCTACAGTATTGTCAACAACTTGTTGCTCAATTTGTTCAAAATACTTTAATGGATTAGGGTATTCTTGTCCTATACCATAGCGTATACTATCTGGAGATATCCGAACCTGACTAACTTCATTTATTAGATATGTATCGGCTGATTGTCCTATATGATTCAACCACTCTAGATCACCTGTTTCGCCCTGATAGAGATAGACATCAAAATTCTTTTGGCAGACTGCTAAAAATAGTCCTATTCTTTCTATGTCTTCATCTATTGCATCAATTAAAACAACCGTATGATCTGATTGTTTTTCTACTACACTAGGATATGTTATAATCCTACTATTTTGAGTTTCCATTTAAATACCTCTCGATTTGTTGTTGTTCAGCATTACTTAGAATATCATAGTCATATTCTCCACTGCCCAATTTATCTATTAGATGCTTGATATATTCTTCATCATATGCATACCTATCTGTACCGTCTTTATCTACTTCTATCCACTTTTTTTCATTCCATTTGAATAACTTACTTGGTAAGTAGTCTACTCTTAAAAATACGTCACCTTTAGCTGGATCAGTTGGAAATTTAGTACCAAACCCAGCATTGGTTGGATTTTGTTTCTGTTCTCCACTATTGTCTGCATCATTGTCTGTTATACCAAAGTTTGGTATTTCCACTGCATCACTATTTAGTGGAACAACTGGTTCTATAGGTTTTTCTATTGGAACTGCATTTTCTGGTAAAGGCAATCCTTTAGCAACTTCTACCATTGGATAATAGGTTGCTACTGGATTACCTAGATGATCAGTTAACACCACTGGATCAACGCTTTTGATCATTTCAAGTTCTTGATGTTCATTGTCATGATCATAAAACAATTCACCAAACGAAGATTGTAAATTAGCCAATGCACTTTCTTTTTGAGCTAATTTAATTTCTAACTGTTGAATTTTTTGATCTTCTTGGTTGACAACTACACCAATATTAGCTAATTCTTTGTCTTTTTCTTGTATTAATACTACAGCATTGGCTAGGTCTAATTCAGTTTGGGTTAGTGCTGTGGTTTTGGTTTGGACTTCTAGTTCTTTTTCTTGAACTTGTTGGTCCAATTTACGAACTTTTTTTTTAGGTTTTCAGCTGTAGCTTTAACTGCCTCTAGTTCGCGTTGGAGTGTAGCATTTTTAGCTTCTGCTTCATCTATCAGACGTTGTGCCTGAGTTTCTTCACCTTCTAGTACAGGAACATCTTGTTCTAAACTTTTAATAAAATCCTCAGCAGACACGCCATTTGGATCTTGTGGAACTCCACTGGCTTGTTTAATAGTATCAATTTGTTTGTCAGTTAACAGACCATCATCTGGTTCATACTTAGGCTCGGGTCTTGGATCAAAGTCTTCAGTAGCTTCCGGTAAATCATTCCATTCAGGCCATGCTTCACTGTTAGGTTGCCAAACTTGGCTCCATCCTTCTCGTTTCTTCTTATCTTCTCTATGCCAAGCAAATGTCTGATCAGCGGCCAAGATTAAAACTAAAGCAAGTGGATCAAATACCAAGACGATTAAGATGATCACCCATCTGACTGCTTTTTCTAATAGGTTAGCATCTGGATTGTCACCGTAGATTAAAGCCGCAATATATTTGATTGGACCAACTTCTGCTTCTACTTTACGTGCTTGGCTAGCTATAGGAGCACGTTGTTCTTGTAGTGCTGAAATCTTTTTCTGTGCGGAGGAAATTTCGTTTTGGAGATTAGTTCTCTCTTTGGATTGGCTACGACGTATCTGTACAGCACGTTCTGCTCCTCGATCATCTGTGGTACGACTTAGTTTCTCATCAACCTGTGCGTCCATCTGCTTTAGGGCTTTTCTTGCGCCTTCAATATTGTCACGCTCAGTCTTGATCTTGTCATCGAATATCTGTACTTGACTGCTGATATCACCTGCTGGCACTGCTTGATCTAGATGTGCTTTGCTCAAGAATCCAAAGATACC